GGAATTAACAACGATAGGATTAATGAGTTGCAGGGTAGGGTGGATTTTATGTATTTGGGAATTAAATAATAAATAATAGATATGGCATTAACAATTACAAATGAGGATAATATGGAGCTAATGGCTTGCTATCCTGATAAATATTTCGACCTTGCAATTGTTGACCCTCCTTATGGGATTGGAGAAGATGGTGCAAAAAATCATTCTCGTGGTAAAGCCACAAAGGCTACAAAATATACCGCTAAAAATTGGGATAGTTCAGCTCCTGAAAAAGAATATTTTAATGAATTATTAAGAGTTTCAAAATATGTTGTAATATGGGGTGCAAATCATTTTATTCAAGAAATACCAAAAGCAAATAGTTCTAGTTGGATTGTATGGGATAAACAAAATGGGGATAATGATTTTGCAGATTGCGAATTAGCTTGGACAAATCATAATACTGCAGTTAGAAAATTTGAATTTAGATGGGCAGGAATGCTGCAGGGCGATATGAAAAACAAAGAAGTAAGAATACACCCAACACAAAAACCTGCAGCATTATACAAATGGATTCTTGATAAATACGCCAAACAAGGCGATAAAATACTAGATACACATTTAGGTAGCGGAAGCATTGCAATAGCCTGCCACGATTACGGTTTTGACCTCGTAGCGTGTGAACTCGATAAAGAGTATTATAACAAAGCTATGGAACGCATCAATAATCACGTAGCGCAACAAAAGCTATTCTAAACCCCAAAAACAATTAAAATCACTATTTCCTTTGCATAATTGAAATAAGTGTTTATCTTTGTAGTGTAGTTGGCTTCTGACATTATACCAACTTAAAGGAATTAAATAGAAACCTACATTGAAACGAAGTCAGAAGCGTGGATTTGTGGGTTTCTGCTTTTTAAAACTTAAAACAAAATTATTATTATGAAAACAGAATTTACAAAACAAGAAACGATTGAGGAAGTGGCGAAAGATTTAAACTATTGGAAAAACAATGCAGAAGAAGATTATTTACAAGTTCCAATTAGCGTTCTTAGATATATTTCTGAATTAGAAAAGGCAATTGAAGTAGAATACGCACAACACAAAAAACACAATTTACTTAGAGCAAGTCAAAACCGAAATAATTAACTTAAAATAAAATAAAGATGGAATTGAAATTAGAACATTTAGCAATTGCAATGGTAAATAATATGTTGTTGCAATACTTTGACGATGAACGTGAATTATTGCATAATGATTGCAAAATAGTTGAACTTCGAGAAGAAGAAATGACTATTGCTAATAGTGAATATCAATACGATGTAAAATTTGACGATGTAAAGATTATTGCCAGACCACTTTCCGACCTCACAAAAGAGATTGAATTTGAAGTATGAAATGCGAACATAAAAATTGTAAAAATACCGCAACTATTAAAAATAGTCAATATCACCCTAACGAATGGTTTTGCAAATTTCACGCAAACAAAGCAGTTAAACAAGGCAGAATTAATCGCAAACTAACAATTAAATCAAAATGAAAAACCTAAAAATTACACTAGCCACCTTTGCTTTCGTTTATTTCGCAACATCATTTATGAACCTAACAGTTGATTTTACTAAGTGGACTAGCGATGACAGAATTAGCTTTATTATTTTAGGAACTGCTTTATCTGTAATTGCATTATTAATGTCAGGAGAAATACCAAAATCAAAATGAAACACATCCACAAACTATTTTTAACAGCGTGTATTTTACTATTAACAGCGTGTAGTAATGACAGCGAAGAACGAACCGAGCCGCAAAATTGTCAATGCGAGACAATATTAACAGCAACGTCGTTCACGTTGCCTAATCAAACAACACAAACTGTCGTAACACTTCAAAACGATTGTAGTGGAGCGCAAAGACAAAGAACTTTAATCGGGTTGCATAACGTAGGAGAAAAGATATGTGATTAATTAAATAATTTACCTATATTTGTCTAAATGAATCACATATTTAGTCAACATAAAAAGTGGATTAACATAGCCAAAACATTTGGCGCAGATGATTTAGCTGAGGACTTTGTACAAGACGCATATATTAAAATACTAGACAAAGAAAAGGTAAACGAGTCACTATTTTACTTTGTTTTACGAAACACAATAGCAGATCACTTTAGAAAAGATAAAAGAGAATGTTATTACATCGAACCAACGCAGTTTATTACTGAGGAAATATATCAATTTATCGACACGTGGCATCCGTACGATAAAAAACTATATTTGCTGTATATAAATAATAACGTTTCAATGAGAGACATCTCAAAAGAAGTAAAAATAAGTTTGACAAGTATTTACAACACAATTAAGAATTGTAACAAAAAAATACTTAATTTTATAAACGAAAATCACGAGGTAGAGTTATGAGAAAACCTAGAAAAAAACGACAAGGCTTAGGCGATGTAGTAGAAAGCATCACACAAGCAACAGGAATTGATAAAGTAGTTCACGCAGTATTAGGTGATGATTGCGGATGCGATGAGCGAAAAGAAAAGTTAAACAAGTTATTTCCTTTTGGCAAACGTATTCAAAACTGTTTAACCAATGAACAAAGAGAATATTTAAACGAGTTCTTTAAAACAAATCCAACACAAATATATCCTATTCAACAAAGAGAGTTGAGCGATATCTATAAATATGTTTATGGGTTTCCAGTTGATACAACATGCTCAAGTTGTTGGAGAGATGTGTTAAAGGATTTGAAAAATACGATGACATAATAACCGATAATTACGGATAAATTCGGAAGCGATGAAAGATGAAAAAGGTAGATTTGTAAAAGGTAACGAGGGCAAACCAAAGGGAGCGGAAAACAAAGTAACGCAAGAGGCTAGAGAATTGTTCTTACAAACTTTAGAGGGGCAAGTTCCAAACATAAACCAAGCATTTGAAGATGTAAGAGGTAAAAACCCAGCTTTGTTTTTAGACTTGTTTCAGAAGTATGCGCAATATTTTATACCAAAGAAAACACAAAGCGAAGTTAATACAAACGTTACTTTAAACGATTTCAATATAAAAGACGTTATTCAATTTGATAACCTTAAACCATAAATACCAACCGCTATTTCAAAATGAAACGAGGTATTATATTATAACTGGCGGGCGTGGTTCTGCAAAGTCTTTCGGGGTTGGCACATTTGCCAGCCTTTTGTCGTTTGAAGCAAATCACAAAATATTATTTACACGTCAAACAATGACCTCAGCACATTTATCTATTATACCTGAGTTTCAGGAAAAGATAGATTTAATGGAAGCTAACGATATTTTTGACGTGACAAAGTCCGAGATTATAAATAAGAAGTCAAAGAGCGAAATTATATTTAGAGGTTTAAAGACTTCCTCAGGTGATCAAACCGCAAACCTTAAATCATTACAAGGTGTTACAACTTGGATATTGGATGAAGCGGAAGAACTTACCGACGAAGCAACGTTTGATAAAATAAATCTATCTGTTAGGATTAAAGGAAAGCATAACCGAGTTATTTTAATACTTAATCCATCAACTAAAGAACATTGGATTTACCAAAGGTTTTTTGAATCAAAAGGAATCCCTGAAAGATTTAATGGAATCAAAGATGATGTAACTTATATCCATACCGATTACCGTGATAACATTAAACACTTAGACCAGTCATTTATCGATGAAGTACTAAACATCGAAAAGAACAATCCAAAGAAATACAAACATCAAATATTAGGTGGGTGGCTAGATAAAGCAGAGGGAGTTGTTTTTACTAATTGGCGCATTGATAACTTCACAGAACAAAACCTTACGGCATACGGTCAAGATTTCGGTTTTAGTGTTGACCCTACAACTTTAATTCAAATATCAATAGATAAAACAAACAAACGTATTTACTGCAAAGAATTACTTTACAAACCAAAGTTAACCACAAGCGATATTTATATCGAAAACAATCGTTACTGCGGTCATCGAGGGTTAATAATTGCAGATAGTGCAGAACCTAGATTGATTGAGGAGTTAAGAAGTAGAGGCTTAAACATTCGAGGGATTGATAAACCTAAAATAGTTGATAGGATAGCATTAATGCAGGACTATGAATTGATTATAAGCCCAGACAGTATTAATATAGTTAAAGAGATTAACAACTACGTTTGGCACGATAAAAAGTCACAAACACCTATTGATGATTATAACCATGCATTAGACGCAATAGGTTACGCTGTATGGGATTTAATAGGCAGACCAAATCAGGGAACATACAACGTTCATTTTAACTAACAACAAAACAACAACTTTAACGATAATAAGTTATGAAAGTAAATTTAATAGTTCCTGATTCATTAAATGAAATTACCTTAGGTCAATATCAAAAATGGCACAAGCTAATCACCAACAATGCTGATAGCGAGTTTGTAAGACAAAAAACCGTTTCAATTTTCTGTAATGTAGATATGAAAGACGTAAGACAAATGACACTTAGTTCAGTAGATGAAGTTTACAATGGACTGATTGAATTGTTTAACGGAAGTCCTGAATTGATTTCAAGATTTACAATTGATAAAATAGAGTTTGGTTTAATTCCAAACTTTGACCAAATGAGCGCAGGAGAGTTTGCGGATTTAGATGATTACAATTCAGATGTTGAACAATGGCATAAATGTATGGCGGTTTTATATAGACCAGTTACAAAGAAACTATCAAAGTTTTACGACGTCGAACCATACAAAGGCACAGAACAATATGCAGAGTTAATGAAAGACACGCCTATATCAATTGTTCTAGCGGTTCAGGTTTTTTTTTACAATTTAAGCAAAGAATTGTTGAGCGTTACGATGGATTATTTGGAACAACTACCACAGTCGGAGAAGCAGATTATAGTAGAGAAAGCCAGTTCTTTAAAAAATGGGGATGGTATAATAGCTTTTATGCAATCGCCAAAGGAGACGCTTTCAAAATTGATGATGCAACCGAGTTAAATATACACAAGGCGCTCACATGGTTATCGTATGAAAGCGAAAAGAATCAAATAGAAATAGCAAAATTAAAAAACAATGGTAGGGGAAACAATTAACACACTCAAAGAAGCATTTTTAAACGAGCCTTTTTGTAACACAGCAACCGATGGCGATATCTTTGATGTGGATTTAGACAAGGTTACACTATATCCATTAACTCACGTTATGTGTACTGGCTTTCAAGACTTAGGAAGCACAATTGCGGTATCTTTTAGTGTGTTATGTATGGATATCATTGACGAAACTAAAACACCAATAAACAATAAAAACAATATTTGGAATACTCAAAGCGCATTAATTCTTAAAATATTAGGAAGCATAAGACGAGGCGAATTAAGCGATAATAACTGGCAGTTGCAAGACACAAGTCCGTCAACTTTATTTACTGAAAGATTTGAAAATAATTTAGCAGGAGTTGAACAATCATTTACGGTGGTAGTTCCAAACACAATGACGATATGTTAGAGTTAGACAAAGTACTTAATAGATTTGCTAAACACGTTGTAACGCAATCTAAAGCTAATTTAACAAGAGGCGGAAAGAAAGTATCTAGTAAATTATATGATAGTATAACGTCAGAATTAAACGCTAGTAAAAATAGTTTTTCATTATCATTTGAAATGGAAGATTATGGAGAGTTTCAAGATCAAGGAGTGAAAGGCGCAAACCCTAATTTAGTGAAAGGAGGCATACAAAAAGCGCCTAACGCTCCTTTTAGTTTTAAGAATAAAAGACCACCGAGCAAATTTATTAGCGAGTGGGCGAAAGCTAAAAACATAAGGTTAAGAGATGAAAAAGGCAGATACACAAGAGGCAATTATGATACGATAGGTATTATACTAGCCAAAAGAATATTTGCACAAGGAATCAAGCCGAGTTTGTTTTTTACAAAACCATTTGAAAGTGCGTTTAAAAATTTGCCTGACGAATTAGTAGAAGCATTTGATTTAGATTTAGATAATCTATTAAAATTTACAACGAAATGAAAGTAATATTTGTACGAAGCCCTTTTAAAATATTAGT